AATAAATCCGGTCATAAGTGTTATTAATTGGCAATTGCACAGTAGCGGTATTACCTTTCACAACGTTTTCGATTTTCTTTAACGGTTCAAATGAACGCATTTTCTCTACCTTTTTCTAAATTTTTTTTGAAATTACTGTGACCAGGCACTGCAACTGTTAAGCGATTATTCAGTTAAGTTGCGCACAGCACCGACATTTTTACGCACTGCTAAAGCAACTAAAACGCCAGCGGCAACAAGTGCGACAAACTGTAAATTTTTATTCATGGTTAAAACCTTTGTTGATTGATTTGGGTTAAAAAGCAATCAAACCCTAGCAGCGGAAAAAGCGAGTTAATAGCCTTTTCCGCCTTCATCCGTTAACGCACTTTTTGAGTCACTTCAAGGCGAGTTTTTGCCGCCGCATTGCCAACAAATACGCTTCTTTTCGCGTTTTTATGGCATTCAACAAAATCAAGCGGCGCTAACTTTTCAATCATTTCAAGCGGTAAATCGAGCGTTAAAGCCATGGCTTTTCGGTCATTGTGATTGCCTAACAAGCCAGTGCGAACGATTGACGCCTGAGTCAGTACAGTTTTATCCGCTTCAGCGGGGCGCTGAGTGACGGCAAAAATTCTGATTGCTCGTTTTCGACTACCGCGTCGAACTACCTTGCCCCAATTTTTCGGCGCTTTTCCGGCGCTTGTTGTATCGGCAATTTCTTCACAAACCAAGGTGCAATTTGTCCAAGCAAAAGCCAAAGCACAGCAAAGCTCAAAAGCGTCCACGCCTTCTTTCACCAGTCGAACCCGTAAAGGCGTTGTTTTGTGCGCCTTCACAAGTTCAGTCAATTGCGCGCCTGAATAGCAGGTTTTTACCCCTGCTAATTCGTCATATTCGTCATCTGGGTCAAAAATGATGATTCGCGCATCATTTAAAATTGCATCTTTAACAAAGCGCGATTTTCCCGAGCCTGAAGACCCGCAGATATAATTAATATCTGTTTTGCGGCTTGTGTCGATTCTGATAAACGCCATCAGCTAGCCTCGCTCTTTACTTCTTTTTCAGCTTTTGCGGGCTTACTCATTCTTGGCGCTACCACCATTGCAGTGATTGAAAGCGCCGTACCCAGCGCAACATATTTAGGCGATAAACTTGCGTCAGGAAACCAAACTTCAATCACAGCGCCCCACGCCGAACCAAGCGCGGCACTTTCTTCTGTTGTTACGTCCCAATTTGGCGCAAGAACTCCGAACGTGGTTTGAATGGCTGGCGCCAACATATCGCCCAGCGAGAATTCAGGCGCGGCCACCGCTTGCGCCGTTGCCGCTTGCTTTTCGCCGTCTGCAACTTTTGCCAGCAAATCGACGTTTTGCCACTCGGATTCCTCGCTTTCTTCAGCGTAAACCTCTGGTGCAATCGCTGGCGTTTTTACTTCTTCATCATCCAAAAACATCAGCTAAAAAACTCCATGATTGACTTGGCTGGCTTTGCGCTTTGTTCCGTTAACGGAATTTCATTGCGCACTGTTGCGCCTTCATCCGTTAACGCCTTTTTTTTCACGACTGGCGGCGCACCAATTGCAACCACTGTGATTTCAAAATCCGTTAACGGCAGTTGATTTTGCGCAAGCCATGCTTGCCCCTGCGGTAAATTTGGTGCGATTTTTCCGGCTTGGCTGTAGTAATACAACTTACCCCGACAGTCAGCGCGAACCACTGACAATTCACCTGTAAACGGGCATTTCACAACACCCTTGTTTTCTCGACTCATTAAGCCCCCTGCCGAGCATCAAAACCAATAACGCCGCCAAGCTTTTGCTTGAGCTGGCGCAATTCAAGCTTTACGTCTTCAGCTTCAATGCGGCGCTTTTCGTCGGCTTTGGCAACTTCACGAACAAACGCCGCTAGCTCTGGCAGCAGCGTTTTAATTTTTCCGATTTGCTGAAGCATTGGCGCTGCCGCCACTTCTTCAGCTTGTTTTACAATTACTTCTGCTTTATCAAGTAAAGACATTTTCTAGACTCCGGATATTTAAGAAATTTTTAATGCTTGCGATATAACTTGGGGTTGGCTCGCCTATCGGCTCGCCTGAGGGGTTCCAAAGCACTTCTGGCATTTGGGTTTTTGCGCCCGTTTTCCGTTGCACTTCTGGCGCTGTTGATGCGCTAGCAGATAACTTACAGTTATTGCCAGCGCTCCGAGCTGCGCGGCTTGCGCCTTGCCCAAGAGCAAAAGCAAAAGCGGCGATTGTGCCGACTTGCTTCCAATCTTTATGGGTTACAACCGATTGACCGAACCCACAAAAGCCGACAACTTTATGCAGTAACTCGCCGTAGCGACTTGTTACCGCTTCTTTTGCCAGCTTGACTTTGGTAGCGCCACGCTCGACAAATAACCCGCCCATCATGGCAAGCCACTCAGAAAACCGACCTGCATCGGCTTCCTTTCTGATCTCTTCTAATTCAGGGCATTCAAGCTCTTTTCTTTGGCGGCGCATTTCGCGCCAAACAGTGACAGGCGCGCCGCCGATAAATTGAAATTGACGAATACCATGCGTCGAAGCCCACGATAAAACGCCGTCCACGCCTTCTAACAAGCTTCTGCCTGTTTCCTCGTCGAATTCAGTTTCACAGTGCGCAGCATTGATGTTTTTAGAGATATATTTAGCGATATAGCCGATAGCATCGCCTTTGGTCGGGTCAATCAAAACAGCCTGAAAGCGGTTTGCTTGCGCGCCTTTTTCATCGCCATCCACTTGCAAGGCATAGCGGCGCATGATGCTTGTTAGCTCTTCCCTCTTTGCAGGGTCAACAAACAGCAATAAATGCCAGTGCGGAGTCGCATCAGCGTGAGGCTCTGCCACTCTCATTCCGGCAATTCTGATTTTTGCGTCGTTAATTTCAGCGCGCATTTTCGCCCACTGATTAACCAAGAACTTTTGAGCGTCCCGAGGCGCAGAACCGTCCCACTTTTTAGAATTTTTATGAAACTTTGACGGCGCTGTCACAGTGTAAAAAACTGCATCCATACCAAGCGCCGTTGCTTGTGATTCCATGCCGCGCAATCTGGTCATTAGTTCAAGGCGGCGAATTTCTGGATTTGATACCCCTGCTTTGCTCGCAGCGGCCAAAGAAATGACTTCAAAATCTGAAAGCCCGTTAAGGTCCTCAAATTCCAGTGCAACGTAATTATTTTCTAAAAACTCTTTGTTTTGCTCGATTCGCTTTTTGTAAGCGGCGCGGCATTCTGTGCTAGCGTATGGGCTTTGATTTTTCTTGCTGCCTACATAGCCAAGGCTTATTGCAAGATATTCGCGCAGACGCGCGGCAAAGCGTTTTACTTGTCTAGTCCACCAATCCACGCAGGTCATTTTTAAACAAGCGACAGCGGCGCGCGCAGCGCCTTGCTTATCCTGTTTTAATTTCAGGCCAGCAAAAGGCGCAACAAGTCCAAAGCCTTCAACAAAAGTTTTTAGAAATTCATATCGCGGAAACAGTTCCGGCTCATTAGCAACAGCAAAAAGCGCGGCGCGGGCATGACGCTTAGCCCATGCCGCCGCAGTGCCGTTTGTGGCAATTGCCGTTAATGGTATTTTTTGATTTTTAAGGCGAGATACCAGTAAGCGCAAAAACACGTTAGCGGCGCTTGGCCGCTTTTCGTATCGCTTCAGGTAGTCGGCGAGTATTTTTCTTTGGAATGACGCCGGCAAGTCTTCAGTCAGTTCATTAGCAAAAGCGGCATCTTGATTTGCCGCTCTTAGCCGCCAGTATTCCGGCGCGACCTCTATCTTGTTAGCAACCAGTTTCATGGCAAAAACTTATGCGTAAATTCGCGGCGCAATCTTGCGCATTGGTTCATTAGTGCAAACTCAAAAAAATATTGCTCAAACGGATTAAGCAAAATCTCCGCGCAAACTTTCAGCACCTCTATTTTCTGTAGCGCTGCCACTGATGCGCCAACATCGCCCCGCATAACCCCCACTGCAGCATTGAATACTTGCTTTTTACCTTCAGCGACAAATTCAGTTAAGTTGAATACCTCTGGAATCATTGCGCACCGCCTAAGCTCGCAAGCTTTGAGCGGTACTGATTGCGGTTATCTTTGACACTGATAGAGATTAATTCGCGCAGCTTGGCAACCTGCTCCAAACCTTTAGCGCGTTGCTCTGGCTTTAAACGTACCGACCAGCGATTGCGCAAACTTTCCAAATTGCTTTGAAAGCTGGCGCGGGCAACTTCATCGGTAGTTAATTCAATTTGTTTTTTTAGAAAATCTGAAAGCGGCAATACTTGTTCAAGTGTTGCGCGGTCTGCATTTAGTGCGACTTGTTCATTTGACATCTGGTTAACTCCTTTAAACTGAGCCGAACCCCAAACCGCCCCCACAGCGGCGAAGGGTTAGCGCGGCAAAGGATAGCCGCGCGCCCTTCATGGGATTTTTTGCTTATTTGAAAGCAACTCAACGTTACACAACGCCCCGACCTTATGCAACGGGTCAGCTTGTTTGAAGGCCGTTAACTATTGTCCTATACTAAACGTGGATTTTTTGAACAATTTGGGAACATAAATGAAAACTACAGATTTTCTAGATGCCGTCAAAGCCGCATATTCTCTGCCTTCTGACTATGCATTAGCTAAGAAACTATCCGTTACAACGTCATGCATCACCAATTACCGCATTAAGCGCAATTTTATGGATGATTCCATGGCATTAAAAGTTGCTTACCTTTTAGACGTCGAACCCTTACAGGTTATAGCTTGCGCGCAGATTGAAAGGGCTGAAAGGTCAGGCGCTACAGACCTGTCAGAATTTTGGAAAGAAGTCATTAAATCAAGCAAAAATCCCCTGCTCACTTTTGACAAAATGAGCAATGAAATTGCCGCTTAAGTTGCTGATTAATATGGGCTTTGCCGTTGTGCAATGCCCTGTTATGTATATTATGTTAAATGCGCTACAACTGATTGATTTTTAGCTATTTTATTTAATTTGCCCATTTCGTTCAAAAAGTCCAGAATCCGCGCCCTTTTTGCATTTACCCGAAAAAGGGAAAACGCGCCCTATATAACGAAAAGGAATTAAAAAAAATGTATTCAGAAAAAAACAGTCTATTACCTGATAGGCATTTGCTCTGGCATTGCGGGTTATTGATTCCAGAAACAAGCGCGCCGGACAAAAAGAAAATCGCAATCTTCTTCAGCATCGGTGAATCAACTGCGAATCGCTGGATAGCCAAAGGCCTTCCCAAGTACGCTCGCAAGCAATTATCTATGATTATCAACGGGACTATGCTTCCCGCTCATTGGCGCGGGATTCGCTTTGTGCATGATGGCATTTGGCTCGATAGCGGCCACCATGTACCGCTAAAAACTTTGAGATTTTTGCCGTTTATTTTGCACCACGTTGACTGGTCAAAAGTTCCAGCTATAGCAAAGTAAAAAAGGCCGGATTTTTCCGGCCTATTTTAATTTCGGTTTTAATATTCCCGTATGCAGTTCAACAGCGAGAATACGCCTGTCTAGCTTCCACAGGATAAACACTAGCGCCATCGTCGCAGTGTCGCCGCCCATGCTGAGCAGTTCTCTTAGTTGCTCAAGTTCCAACTTCTTCAGTCTCGATTTGGCTCACTGCGTCACCCGTTGCCAAAATGCCTGTTGCCACTGGCGCACCCACGCCAGAAACCGCTAGAACTACAACAATCACGCCGCGATAGCTTTTCCATAACTCTTTGAACTTTTTCATTTATGCCCCTAGTGCTTTTTGATTTAAAACGCCGCCGATTAAGTGGCGATATTGTGTTTTTACCCGTCCGGATGAATCGAGCAATTGACGAAATAAACTCGCTATATCTGGATGCCCCGCCGTCATTGCATCCATCCACGCGCTATTGATTTTAAAGCCCGCATCAAAATACTTAGGATTTAAGTAAATTTCCGCGCGGCTAAATTGAATGTTTGAATTGCTTAAAACATCTTTTAACTTTTGCCAAGCGCTAGCAATTGGTGCTGTCACTACATCAGCAACGGAATTGCCCGCGTCCCACGTAGCGCCCGCCGCTTGACCAAGCGCACTATCAGCAATCGCCGACTTTGCGCGGCTTGTCACATAATACAGCGCGCCGATAGTGACAAGCGCACCTGCAACAGCCACCGCAATTTGTACCGCCGCCGCATTAGTTGAAGCCCGCATAAATGCCCTTAGTAATATCAGCCATCGACAGCGGGTTTTGCCCGTTTTCCAAGTAAATCATTGCATTAGCTAAAATTGGATAATCTTCTTTTTTCAGCACTTTATTACTGGCAAGCCCCGTTTTCATCACAACAAACTGAATGTAGCTTTTTGTGTCGTTTTCGCTTTGCGGTGCCCAGCGCGCGATAATTGCTTCAATCGTTGCCGCGTTGTATTTCGTTGCGTAGGTTTTCAGCAGCTTACCTGCGGCGCGCAAGCCGTAATACATCGAGCTAAATTGACAAAATGCGCCATCAGAACCCGTTTGCCCGTCCCAATTGTTCGCTTTGTTGTAGCGAATATTCAGCGGGTTATTATTGCGAAGCCCGCGCGGTAAATTACTGTTTACCGGTAACTTTGGCGCTGTTGGCGCTTGCGGTGCGCTTGGCGCTTGCGGCGCATTTGGCGCTGTTACTGTGCTTGCTTGCGCGTTGCTTGGTCGTAAAATCATAAAACCCCCGATAGCAGCGGCAATTGATGCCGCTAAAATTGTTGCTGTTTTCATTAGAATAATTCCACCACATCTACCAATTCCGGCAAAATCGGCCCCGACAGTACGCCAACTGGCATTTTTGTCAGTACCGCAGCGCCCGAGAACGGATTAGCAGCCCAAGCGACTGTTACAGCGCCATCCGGTGCAACGTATACCGTAGCGTCATGCTTGACTTGCGCATTTTGTGCGCCTAGGTTGGTTGTGCTTTCAAGCTCAAAGCGCGGATAAGCTTTAAAGCCAGTCCCCGACATCGTTCCCACAAAATCACCAACTACAAAAAGAGCCTTGCTCGTTTGCACTACTGACTTTGTGACAAAATCAAAGCTGTTGTCGTAGCAAATTGACAATGTGTAGCTTTGTGTATCTTGAATCGCAATCGTTCCACCACTGACGCGAAGCGTTGCCGACAGGCCTACTTGCAAGTTATCGCCCGTTTTTTGCACTTCGGAAAAATTGCCATCTTTATCAATAAACCAAATGATATTGCCATAAGCCATAATCCAGCCATCACTATAAGCCGCAATCGTATCGGTAACTGGCGCGCCTTTGGTTGACGCTTTCCAATTCGCAGAAACCCGACCATAAGCTAAGTCTAAAATCACATGCTCAGCGCCGCCTGTTGCGTTTGAAAACACGCAATATACAAAATTTCCATCGTTACTAAAAAGCGCGGGGCTTGGTGAAGGCGTACCGAGTGCAAGCGAGGTTTTCACAATAAAGCGGGCAATCTGCTTTCCGTCTACAATTTCGGAAATAGTGACGCCGCCTGAAACCTTTGTGACAATAAACAGCTTTTCGCGCCACTTGGTTAACGTTCCTGTATTAGTCGGCCAGCTTGAATGCGTAGCATGGCCAATACCTACAACCGCGTTATCAGTATTTCGCTGTCCGTATAAATTGCCGTTTTTGTCGAACTGCTTATTACTGTATGTAATGCCAGCGTTTGACATATCAACTTGAGCACCAACGCTTAGCGCCATCGTCGAAGGCGTACCGCGCGCAAAAACATCGCCTGAAGTTTCCAAACTTACTTCATCACCTTGCTTGAGCGTCCAGCCGCCGACCTGACTCCCCGCTTGACCTGTTAGCGTTACATCACCTTCCCGCGCTTTTAGCTTGATAGCTTTGTTTTGCCCGTTAATGGTATTTAGTTTTGCAATGCCGTTTACAGCAACGGTTTTCATACGCGCAACGCCAGCACCCTGTACATTCACAACTGGACTTTGAAACTTTGACTTTGACCAGAAAATAACCACTTCAGCATCGAGTTCAGTTTCAAGCTCGATTTTTGTTGCCACAAAATCAAAATCAATTGAAGCGCCAGCCGTTACCACTGAGTTAAAAAGCTCTGATTGATTAGAATCAAAAGCCTTTAAGCGAATTGAACCCGCCGAGCATGATACCAGCGTTAAAAACGTGCCTACTTTATCGACAGTAGTCCCCGTTTTTGCTTTTGTGTTTAAACGAATAATCATCATTTACCCCGAGTAAAAATAACCAGCGCAACTAGCGCGGCAACGCCAAGCATTGTGTACATCTGGTTTTTATTGGCTTCCAATGCGTATTGTTGACCATCCGAGCGGCTCGCATTGTCGGCAAATTGCAGCGCATATTTAGTGCTATCTAAAACGGTTTGCTGCGTTTGCTTGCTACTTTCAAGCGCGCTTTGTGAGAATTCCCGCGCCAGATTGCCGCCGTAGGTCATTGCTTCCCGCGCAAGCTTTGCGCCGTCCTCAGCAAATGCCTGAGACAAGTCAAACGCGCGCCCCGTCATGCTGGAAAGCTTATCGTTTGCTCCTGCCAAGTACCCCATTGCGCCGCTCGCAATTGACGCATTTTGCTTGGCAAAATCACCAGCGAGGCCGATTGATTTATCAAAAAGCCCGCCCACTAAATCAGCGCCAGTTTTTGCAATATCGCGCGCCGCATTTAGGCCGTCATTCGCCATGCTTTGCGCCGCATCAATTGCACCGCCGTCTGTTGTCACAATTGTATTATTGCTACCCCAGATAGCCGTACCATCACCCGACTGGTTAAACGCCGTAGAGATTGACGTGTTATTTGTCGTCTGATTATTAGTGCTTTGTGAATTTGAGCGACTAGAAAATAAACCCATACCGCCAAGCACCTTATTTTTTCCGCATCAAAAAGAATGCAGCCAGCGCCAGCGCGCCCAAAATCAGCAACTGATTATTGCCGCCCGTAGTCCCGAAGTTAATCCCATGCGACACAAAGCCGCCGCTTGCTGTTTGCGCGCCTGTTTTTGCTTCTGAGCTTGTTGTCATGTTCAGATTTAAAGGCGGCATTGGTACTGGTGGCATAGCACCCCCTAAAATAGCCCCTAGCGGATTATCGCCCGCCAAGCTTTTGTTTAATTGTTCGACCAGCGGCGAACCGCTTGCGCCTGTTATTTTTGAAAGCGGAGTAATACCCGATTGACTGTACAAGTCAGCGCCGCCCATTACTGAAGCAACAGGCTTTTCAACTGGCTGCGTTGTATAAATCGGTGCAAACGGAATTTTTACCGCCTGAGTTAACTTTGCACCTGTTGCGCTTAGCGGCTCGTTTTGCGTACCAACAAAAGCGCCAGTAAAATCTACTGGCGCACCTGTCACAAGCTTACTTTCAACCGTTTGCGCGATAGGTTTAAAAACATCACGCGAATTCAGCATTATTTAGCGCTCTTTGCTTTGATGTAACCCGAGATTTTTTCATACACAAAAGCGGCAATCACTGAAATTGCAACGCCTTTAATGAATGCTTTTTGTCCTTGCGACATTGCTTAGCCCTTCACCATTTTTAAAACCAAAGCCAGCGCAATCAGCGCGCCGCCGCCATATACAACAACCTTTGGCACTGCAACGCCGCCAATACTGATTGAGTCGCTTTCCACCGGATAAACCGCGCCGCGAATATCATCTTGCAAATATTGTGCGCCGTTTGGCAGTTCAACCGTATAAGGCTTATTAGCTAGCGCTTGGCCGTTGCCGCTCGCCTGTTGGCGCATTTGCTCATAAGTCAAAAAAGCGCCGAAAGCATTGGTTAACGTGTTATTGAGTCCCGCCCAAAATCCACCGCCACTTGTTTGCTGGCTTGGTGAATTTGGGACGGCTTGACCAGTTACCTGAGCCATTCCGCCCCCTTAGCTTAAAAGCTTGTTTGTGACCAAGTGTCGTAATATTCGACAAAGACTTCGACAGTTCCGCCAGTAGTGCAGTTAACACGTAGGCGCATATCTTGAATTGCATTTGTGAGCGGCAAACATTCAGACAGCTTGCCTTGCAACATAAAGTCAATCGTCATAAAGTCAGTGTCAGGCGCGCGGCCGTAGCGCTTTTGCATTTGCTCATTAATGGCTTTATCGAGTTCAAACCACTTGGTATTGTCAATCACCAATTCAGCGCCAACTACGTCAGACTTGCGAATGTGAATCGCTTTAATTGACGCGCCATCTGGACGCGGTAAAGTTGTGATTTCATTCACGCCAGCCGCCACCGAAAACGGGTAATTGCGGCCTTTTTTAATCCATTGACCAAGCGCGGCAAATGGCTCTGATTTTTCGGCAAAAGCCGTTACTACTGGCGCTGTTGCTGCCGCGTCAATATCGAAAGATAAAACCGCAGTTTGCAAGCCGTAAGTTGCTAAGCCGAAAAATGCACCTTCTTCAAAAGTGCGAGTTAAATCATCTTCATTGAAATGAATGGCAACAACATCAGTTTCAATATTGCGCTTGTAATAAGCGTCGATTTCTTCCATTCGAACCGCATCTTTGTAATCAAAGACTAAACGGCCGTTTAGCTCCAAACGAATGTTTTTCATTTGCGCTTTGGTCATGCCCGCGATTTTTAAATAAATCCGGTCATAAGTGTTATTAATTGGCAATTGCACAGTAGCGGTATTACCTTTCACAACGTTTTCGATTTTCTTTAACGGTTCAAATGAACGCATTTTCTCTACCTTTTTCTAAATTTTTTT